CCATAGGCAAGTTTTCGCGTCCGGTTGAAGCCGGGATTCTCAGGTGGCGCTTGCGGAACAAGCTCGCGTAGGTCGATAACAGGCATAATTAGGCTACTTTCTTGTCGTCAACAATCTTGCGGCCCTCTTTGTTGGCGAACTTGTTGCTTTCACCTTGGCGTTTGGCGGCTTCTTGGAACCAAGCAGTAGGACTTACTTTCTTGCCACCTTCCATGATAAAACGCTCGCCAGATTTGTCATTTGTGGCAGAACCAACGCCGTAGCGGCTGGTTACAACGCGCTCATTCTGTGGATACATGGCGACATTACCAAGACCCGGCAAGGCGCGAGTTTGGGCTGGAAGCTGCATCGCCGCTGGTTGTGGCATCATCGCTTGGCGTAGGCGGGCACGAACTGAATCGTCAATGGCTGTGGCTTGAAATGGGTCGGGGATTCTCATTGCTATTCCATTGTCCATTTGCTCCTGTTGGCGCAATCCAACCTCGGAACGAGCCTGTTGAGCACGCAACTGCATAGCCTGTTGGAAAAGCTCTGCCGGGGTTAGCTTCCGTGGAGGAAGGTCTAGTGATAGCTCCTCAAGGGCGCGATTGGGGTCAATAAAAATGGTTGCCATAAAATTAGAACGCACGGTAAGGAATTCCACTTCCACCAAAAGCTCTGCCGCTCATAGAGCCTCCGATAGCTGAACGAGAAGCTGAAACGGAAGGCGGTTGGTTGCCTCCTTGGAAAAGGTTTCTGCTGAATGTTCCGCCAAACATGCTTGGAGCCATCCCTCCTTGTCCTTGCTGGTAAGGCATTCCGCCTCCGTCATTCTGGTTGTTGCCAATAGCCATCTGTTGACCTCGAATCGCGTCAATCGGGTCTTGGTCTTGCTGTTGAAGCTGTCGCAAGCCTAAAGCTGCCTGAACCTGTCCAGGGCGAGCAGTTCCACGGGAAAGCATCTCAAGCGCTCGGTAAGGATCACGGGTAGAGCGCCCAACGGGTGTTGCGCCACGTTCAGCTAGTCCCATTGCCCAAGGTGCGGCAGAGCGCATGGCGTTATCACCAGGACGGCCAGCGCCAAAAATATCAGGGCGTTGAAGCCGCTCGGTGGCAGATGGTAAATTCTGCATCTGATTATGCCGGTCAATGCCGGAATACTGACTAAATGAGCGTGGAGATGTTCTTGCCATACTTAATGAACGCGAGGGGTTGAGCCTGCTGATTGGAAATAATCAAAAGAGAGAAGTGGACGAATGCCGCCACGGTTTTGCTTCAAGCCTTGATTGAGCACTTGATAGCATTTCTGCCAGAATGTTTCCGCCTGTTGAAGCTCGAAAGCCCCTTGGTTTTCCATCTGGTAGGCAATGAGAGCAAACTTTAAGGCGCTAAGATTATCAGGCCAAACGAGGTCTGTTTCCTCGCGCATTTTAAGGAAACGGCGCTTAACCTTACAGCGAAGGACGGGCTTATTGTCTTCGCGGGCTGTAATGGTTCCCACCTTGTAGCAGCGGTAAATAGGATTCGTCTCAGGTGGGGCGTAAACTGACAGAACTGTTGGGGTTCCGCTAACGACGACGCTCATTGTAACGTAGCCGAGCGTGACTTCCTTGACGATTTGAGTTACAAACATGTCCTGCGTCATCGTGACGGGAAGGGCGGCAAGCGTAACTTCAATGCCTTTTACGCCTGTTGAGTCGTAAACTTCACCATCGCCGTTGGTGTAATAACCGTAAACACGAACTGTTTTTCCAGCATCAGCAGCGCTTGAGATGGCAAACTTGGGAGTTCCGCCTTCTGTTTGAACGTTTTGTGTGCAAATGTCGCCTTGGTCAATAATGTTATGGATATTAATGTCTGTGTGGTCGTAGAAACCAGGGCCAGAAGTCAGAAACTCATTCATCTGGCTTTCAACACGTCCAGGGGCATTGACGTAAGTGACGCCAATGATGGACTCCCACTGCGGCTCAAGCACAATATAGCCACTCGTCTCAGGGAATTCCTGATAGCCGTACATGTTTTTCCACTGGCCGGAATTAATGATTCGCTCAGAAACGGCATTGAGTGCTGGTAGAAACAGAGGGGTGGCCGCATTGCTGGGGTCAATTTGCGGGTAAAGCGCGGATCGCGCATCTGCTACTGTTAAGCCGGTTGCCATTTCCAGCGATTTTAACGCTTGCTGGATTCTTGGCAAGAGATAGTTTGGGCGAATGTCAACTAAGAAGGTCGGAAAAGCGAAGGTCGTTCAATTGACCAAGGAATTGAACTGGTATGGGTTCAAGGGTGCGGTCAATGGCAAGATCACCAATCAACTCGAAATTGAGCTTGGCCTGATGTGCCTCAAGCGAGGCTCGCTAATTCGTCGGGACGGTCAAAAGAACAAAGATGGATTGCCTAGATGGAAGCATGCTAAGAACGCCATTGACATTATTTGGAATTATCAGGGGTCTAAAACTCCTTTTGCGTGGCATCCAGACGCTATTCGGATGCTCAAGGCGTTGTGTAAGCATAAGCGTCTAGCTATCTCTGGCGCTGGTAGTACTGGAAAGTCTGACATGCTCGCCGTTTGGGCGCTCATCAAATGGTTGTCCAAGCCTTACAAGAACATCGTTCTAGTAAACACAACAACTTTGAAGGACGCCCAGCTTCGGATATGGGGAAAAATAGTAAGGTATTTCTCTAACATGATTGTGCCGCCACCGGGCAAGTTGGTGGCATCCGCATACGCTATCAAGTCAGTTCATCCAAAGACTCAGGAGGTTTCCGAAGAGTTTGGTATTCGTCTGTTTGCTGGCGAGCAATCCAAGGCAGCGGAAAGCAGTCGAGCTATACGAGGCGTGAAGCACTCTGATGGTGGCGAGCTTGTAGTGATTCTGGATGAAATGCCAGAACTCAGCAATGCTATCATGGCAACCTTTGATGAGAACTTAACGCAGAATCCAAATCACAGCATTATTGGACTCGGTAATCCGAATTCTCCCTACGATACGTTTGGTCAATTCTGTGAGCCAAAAGAAGGCGGCTGGAAGACGTACAGTGAGGAATGGAAGGAATGGCAAGGCGTTGGTGGGTATATCATCCGTCTAAACGCGGAAGAATCTATAAACATACTTGAGGGGAGAACGGTTTATGGATTCTTGATGACGCAGGAAATGCTCATTGAAAAACGTGAGCGTCTTGGTGAGAAAAGCAGGGCTTACTATCGTGGCGTTTTGGGTGCATTTTTGCTTGAGGCGGATGATGAAACTATCTACTCGCCTGCCGAGTTGATGGCAATTTCGGACGAATGCGTATGGGCGAACGAGAAGGAGAAATGCGGCGGATTTGACAATGCCTTTACCGCTGGTGGCGATAGGAGTATTCTATACGTTGGCGAGACTGGTGTTTGCACCGATGGCAAGCGCAGGCTTAAATTCACCAAGTTCTACGCCATCAATGAAGACGCCAAGAATACGACGGTTGATCGCACTACGCAGATCATCAAAGAGCTTCGTCGCATCTGCGAAAAAGAGGGCATTAAGCCGCGCAATCTCAGTCTTGATGCAACCGCTGGTGGTGGGAAGACCTTTGCTGATGCTGTATGGAGCCAATGGAGCAACGAGATTCTTCGTGTGGACTTTGGCGGCAAGGCTTCTGACCGGCCCGTAAGCTCTGCTGATAGAGAAAAGTCTTCCGCTCGTTACGCCAACAGAGTTAGTGAACTTTGGGGATGTGGAAAAGAATTGATTCGTTGCGACAACTTGCGAGGCATTGGTCGTGAGCTTTCGGAAGAAATGGTTGCTCGTCGCTACAAGGAGAATAAGGCTGCTGACGGCGGCTCACGCATCAAGGTTGAAAGCAAGGTTGAGATGAAAAAGAGAACTACGAAGTCACCTGACATTGCAGACGCGGCATTCTGCCTTGTGGAGCTATGCAGAGAGCGTCATAAGCTTTCAGGCAATGAGAAGCCGGGGAATTATTCCAAGGATAAGAAGTCTCCAATGAGGCAAAGGTTTGATAGCCTCGCCTCGCTTTATGCGGCATGAAGGTGCTTCCACCCACCACCCTTTGTGATGTTTCGCACTGCCCCGCGTGAAACACCCATTTCTCTAGCAATAGCTCTCTCTTTATCGCCAATCTTTGACCTCCTAATAATCTCTAAAGCCTGAGACTCTTTGAGAACTGAAGCTCCGTTCCTTTCACCGTTTAAAACACGGCCACCGGCAATCATATCTTGAGAGTTTTCGCAATGCGTTCCAATAATCAAATGAGATGGATTAACGCAAAGCGGCTCATGACATGTATGACGCAGAATTTTATATGGAGGAACTTCTCCATTATGAAGCAAATACGACGCCTTGTGAGCAGAGATTGTTTTCCCATCCATCCAGAACTTTCCATACAGTCCTGCTTTCCCGGCATTCCAAATCCAGCACGCTTCTGGATTTGAGTGGTCTTTGATTAGAGATTTGAACCTTTCGAGTTTATTTTGCATAGTGGATTAACTATGGCATACCGGCTCAACAGGACAAACTGTTTTTTTCACGAAGGACTCAAAATTAGCGTAAAATACTGGCTGCTAGCCTCAATCTCCGAGTCTGGGGAAAATCTGGTGAACAATCGCTCTTTCCACCAATCCATAGGCTGAATAATCCGATGCGGATTTGATCCGTCTGGCAAGCTCTTAGAGGTGCATGGTACCGTACAAACTCGAACAAATAGCTTTTTTCGGCAGAGTGTGCGCAAGTGATCCAAAACGGCGTCCAAATATTCAGGCTCAACATGTTCCAAAACATCACAACAAACCACTAAATCAGCGGGCGATGGTGACGAGGAAATTGCAGGAATAGATGGGTCATAATCCATCACCGGAACACTTACTTTTGTTTTTAGCTCGGCGGAAAGCGTTTGTTTTCCAGCGCCATAATCCAAAATGTTCTCACAAGAAGATGATTGAATCAGGTCTATAATAGCATTCGCCTGCTGATGCCCTTTGTATCCGTATTTTACAGAAGCATTCTCGTGAAGCTTGGTATTTAACTCGCGATACTTGTTGGAAATCGTGTTAAAAACCACTCGCTCCCAAGGTGGATTATTCAAAATATCGCGCAGACGTGGTAGTTGCTTGGTAAGCATGTCTTGACGCTCAACCTCCCCAACAATTTTAGCCTGAGAAATAGCCTCGTCAGCACTCTTGAAGAAGCGCCCAAACGACTTATTTTTGTCGAATTGCTGCCGAATCATTTCCTCATCACCAAAGACATAAAGAGCAACCGCCCTACCTAAGCCTGGATGCGCTCCGCTGTTTTGGTAGGTTCTATACTTGGCGTGCTTGGCAACAATTTCGGGCCACTCTCCAAAGTGATAAACAACCCCACCTGGAATCGCCCAATTTTCGTAACCGCAAATCCATGTTTTGATGCCAATATACGGCAAAACGCCCCATCCAAGATTGTGCTCTGCGCAACAACCAAAGCCCCCAATTTCATCCCAAACCTTTTTTTGAACCATGTAGGGCATGCCTTTCCATGATACTTTTTGCTCTTTTTTGACAACAGACGCTCCGCTCCATTGCCCAAGTGGTGCATCCGTAGGATGGGTGTAGAAATGAGTTCTGCGCGTAGCTTTTGAGCAATGCGCCCACTGAATAGGCGCGTACACAAATCCAATCCTTTCGCTGTTATGCCTAGCAAAGAAATCCAACAGGTGTGTGAGTGTTCCGCTTCCGATTAAAGTGTGAGCATCAGTGTAGAAAATATACTCACCTAAAGCCTCGTTGTGGGCTTTTTGCAAAGCAGCCGAAATAGATGGCTCGCTATGACGAATCACTCTTACGGTTTTTTCTTTAATCTGCCCAGCCAAGCAGGCCATAGCAGCTAAATAAACCTCTTCATCCGAGTTCTCTACAACTACAATTTCTCCATCAATGCCGCTTTCTTTTAGGGCTTCAACTGCCGATAAGACAGTTACACAAAGCATTGCTGTTTCGTTTCTTGTGGCGAGAACAATGCTCACCTTTGGCTTTGTCATGGATGTGGTGTCGTTGGGGGAATCGTAGTCGGAGCAAAGGTTGTTGGAGCAAAGGTTGTTGGAGGAAGGGTTGTTGGAGGAAGGGTTGTTGGAGGAAGGGTTGTTGGCAATAACGTGGTTGGAGGAATCGTGGTCGGCCCCATCGTGGTTGGCCCAAGCGTGGTGGGATAAATTGTGGTCGGCGGAACAGTGGTTGGGGCCATTGTCGTCGGGTTAATCGTAGTAGGCGGAGGAGTTGTCGGCGCTAAAGTCGTTGGGCCAACCGTTGTGGGGCCAGAAGTTGTGGGCGTTGCTGTGGTTGGTGGCGATGTCGTTGGGGTGGGCGGAGAATCCCCGATATAAGTAACCACCCCATCGGTGATGGTTATATGTGTTCCAACATTCAAAACACTTTGAAACGACAGATTTTCAGTAACCACATTTGACTGTGGCATAGTATCAATCATTAACGTCCTCCCGTCCCTACTCTGATTCACTCCAATTCCAGAATAACCCCATGCCCAAGGACGCTGCATAAACGGGCTTGAATGCGGCTCAAACGAACCATTGGAGGTCGAAATCATGTGATAATTCGTTTCGGTGTAGGCGGAGGATAAATCTCAATCAACTCGCGCAAGAACAAACCATTCACCGCTTGCTGGCGGTCTTCAATGAAAAAAGGTGCCCAATCCAAAAAAGGCAGCGTTGCTGGAAAGACTTGATACATCGGGTTTCTGCCCAAAGGCGGATTCACAACTCCAGCACCACTAATAACGGAAGCTCCTGGCGTAAGTTCTGGAAACCTCACCGTTGGATGCAGGCAGCGTTGAAAGTTGATGGCTGGCGCTCCGATGTACGCCCCGTTAATATCCGTTGGAATCGGCTGCGGATGGTCAAGATCACTGGATTTCCAAGGAACTTCCGCCAAGTACTGCTTAATCAGCACGGGGGAATTATACGGCACTGGCGGGCGGTAGTGATACCGAGGAATGATTCGTGGCGCTGTGTCCACTCCGCTACCAGTGTTGATATACTGGTTGATGCTAGAACGCACCAAATACAGGTCTGAAAGCACGGCAGGCCAAGTGTACTGCCGAGTATCCCAAAACTGCTGGAATGGCGTATTACGCTGTGCTTGCGTCTTTGCCTTCCCAAAGTAGAAATTCATGTGGTCCGCATCAGGCTTATCACATTTGAGATAAACGTAGCTGTAAAAGGCCGTGTCCGTCTGAATTTTCTGCTTATTTACCGCCCATTCAAACTCTGCGTAAGTTGTGGGCTGTGTTCCATTGGTGTCCGCCGTGACCGCTGATGTAAGCTGTCTTCCAGTTACCAGAAACAGATTTTGGCGAACCTTTGTATCAGGCACCCGAATGGAAAACATAAACTCCTCTTGTGAAGGAGTTGGTAAAATCTGAAAGTCGCTAGCCATTATGGAGTATTGGGCGCTGTATTGCTGATAATGTCACCTTCAAGTACTTCGGCGTAAAGCGGCGTTGGCCCTGTGGACATGGTGAATTTCCAATAGGTTCTGGCTAGGAGCGATTGGCGCAACGAGGCGTGCCCAACTTCGTCCGATACAGTGGCTTTTGGTTCTCCTAGAAGGACTCCTCCATCGGTAATTATGCCCCCCGTAATAGGTTGATTTGGGTCTGCGTAAATGCCATATCCTTGTGGCGCTCCAAGAGATGCTTTATATGAAATTCCACCGTACGATCCAGCGTAAGCTCCCCCTTGAATACCAAGACCCGTAAAAATATCGCGGTACTCCGTTGACCAGACTAGGAGTTCGTCGGTTTGGACGATGACGGTTGTGGCGGAAGTGATCGCGGTTCCAAGCGCAACAGCGGTTCCGCCTTGAGACTGTGCAAGTTTACAGGTCGATCCCGTTGAATTGATGGCGAAGTATTTTACTCCAGTTGTGACGCCTGAACCACCTGCTAGATTTGTAATGGTAATTCCCATTCCATCAATCGGTGTAAGACCTGGAATTGTTACCACATTGGTTGTGGCATTGCCCGTTACACTCCCATAAGCGGCAACCTGCCCCGTCATGGCGACTGCGGTACAGCTATCGTATTTGGCAAAAAGGCGGGATTCTCGAATTAAGTAGGTTGCCATGGGTAGAAAAGTGGAATTATTTGAGAATAGCCTTTGACAAGCATCTGGCAAGGTTTAGTTTTGGCGTGACTTCAAAAGAGTCCTGCTTTGGGTGGAACCGGAGCAATTCGGTTATACGCCAAAGCTAAGCCCGAACTGTTTCCACCCCAGTTCGGGCTTTTCTGTGTCCTGTTGCTTAGCCTAACTCAGTCAAAGAGGCTACCGGGATAAGTAGCCGCTGTGAAGCGCTGAAAGCCCCAGCCGAAAGGCAGGAATGTTCTGAATGCAGGCCGTGAGAAAGCCAGTGCTACCCGTAACATGCCAAAAACGGAATACTCGCTGGGGGCCAATATTGTCGCGAGGATAAACAAGTTCAATATAGTTGCTCTTTTTCCTTTCATATCAAATGAGGGGAGGGGGAGTTTTGGCCTGAGAGAGTTCTCCGCGAGGATACGCGCTACCGCCACCGATGCCTTTATGAAAAAGAAGTCTATTACCTTGAAACCAGTAAAAATGGGCCGCTCCTATTATCGAAACGTCTATCTTAAATCAGACGAGTGGATAGAGATCCGGCAAAATATTCTAGCAAAAGCCCCCGATGGACTTTGTGAAAAATGCCATTGTCACAAATGTACAGACGTACATCACATGGATTATACTGTACTGGCGCTGCCGTCTTTTGAGACTAGAACGCAGTTGATAGCCTTATGCCGACAATGCCACGATCTTGTTGAAGCCGCCAAGAAACTCAAGCTTTTGCCAGAGCGACATTTCAGGGATCAATTGATGAAGATTACGGAAGAGATGGTTTCGTCTATTCAGAAAGAAAAACGAAGAAAAATTACATGGTCAATTGACCAATGCCGACTTTGGGATTGCTGCACGCACCATGGCAGGCGATTGATTTGCGGAGTCTTGAAAAGATTGTACCCAGATGATATTTCACTTTGGATTGGAATAACAATAACCAGCAATCAGCTTGATAAGATTCACAGAATAACCGCCAAAAACCCACAAAATAAAAAATCAGTAGGCGCGTTAAAACATCAGATTCGCAAAAAAGACAATAAATTTTGGAGAGAATTCCGAGAGCGTAATGGCAATAAAAAACGCTCAAGAGGATTTAAATTTGGCGTGAAAGTAAAAATTGAAAAACAAATAACCAATGCAAAACGAACAACTCTTCCTCCAAGATCAAATCGCAACCTTGCGCAAACGGCTAAACAGCCTACCGCCACCTGAAAAACCAGTTGAGAAAATCGCCTCTGCAAAGCTCCAAAAAGCCTTCGAGCTAAAAACCAAGACGCTCTCAAATATCCGCGCTCAACTTGTGGACATCATTGGCCGCGAAGATGCGCAAGAAATGCTTGAAGAAGCTGAACGTGATGCGGAAGTTTGGTGGAGTATGACGCATGGAGGAAGCGAATTATGAAACAAGAAGACATCAAAGAAATTATGGAATGCGCTCGCGCTATTAGATCATCGCTCGCTGTGCCTGTCATGCTTGACCATGGCGAAGCCTTAAAGCTGATCGTGGCAGACCTAATTGCCAAATACCACCACAACGCCAAACGTGGGGATATGGAGTGGACTCCGATTTTTGAGAAGGTCTTGAGCTATTACCTGACCTCTGATGAAGTGAAGGCTTTAACCTCTCCAACTAACAAATAGACTCATGGAGAAAAACAATGAGCCTCAACAAAGCCATCGCCCACAAGAAAGAGCACCGCAAACCGTATTGCGGCAGTGCTCGCTTTGACCATTCGTGCAGAAATCACGGATCGTGCTCTTGGTGTGAAGGCAACAGAACGCACCGCAATAAAAAGCGCGAGCCGATTGAAAAACCGGTTGCGGAAACCGAGATTCTACCATAAAGTTACCCATGAAGATTGAGTTGGGGCCGGGTGAAACGAATGACACGGACTCCATTGGCGTCGATAGCTGGTTAAATTCCAGCGGCCCCAACTCAGTTTTCCGACACAGCCGAATCCGGCAACCGAAGATAGATTTCAGCGGACGACGGTTAAGCACACCGTAACTGGAACTAGCAGCGATCCAGAATGCCACGATAGCCGCCCTGCAAGCTAGTAGGCAATGCGTCAGCAGCATTTGTGAGGTTTGCGACTCACCCGCTGAAATCTACCTTCCGCAAACGACACCATGAACATCAAAGAACTCGCAGATATTGGGGCTAAGGCGGCATACGCTTGTTCCATAAAAACAAAAAAAAGCAATCCCACAGAACTGACGATAGATTCTGACTCATACATTTATGATGCCAAAGCAATAGTTAGAGAATCCTTCACCCAAGCAGTAATCGACGCTTACGAGAAAGATAAAGCTATGAGCACAGACAAATGGGCAAAGGAAAAAGAAGCTTATAAAAACGGCCTTAATATTGAGTGGAGGCGTCCATCTGACGGAATAAATACATGGCAAATTATTAGCTGGCTTGGTGAGCCGGTTCTTCATGATTTCAACGAATACCGCATCGCTCCAGGCCAAGAAACAAACGTCGCTGATCCTTCCGAGATTGACCGGCTAAAAGCAGAGCTTACTGCTGCGAATGAGCGCATTGCTGACTTGGAAGCTCGTCTCAAGATCGACAAAGTTCGTGAGGCATTTGAAAAACATGCACGCGGACGCATGCTAGCTTTGGATCGAGATGGCGAGTCTTACGAAGACGGAGCAACTGTTGAAGTGTGGATCGCATGGCAAGTAGCAACCAATCAAGCAAAATGACACCACTCCAATTCGACCTTCTTATCCACGAACTGCAAAACATTGAGCTAATTTGCTGCTTTGGATTTGCCGCAGTAACCGTTTGGCTTGCCGTTGGAGCTTTGATGAAAAAACTATGAATCTGCCAAACCAGAACAAGTTTCCAATCGGCGAAGTTGTCAGCCTTAATTCGGGCGGACCTTCAATGACCATCTTTGCTCACGCGGTCGATTCCTCTTACTCCGTGGTATGGTTCAACGAAAAAGACGACTTGTGCAAAACGGTGATGCCGCATGACTGCCTTGTGTCGCTTGGGGAAGATGATGAAAATAGCGGCAATGTATTTCCTTTTGCTGGATGAACCTATGCCAACGCTGTTGGGCCAACGGGCGCTCGCTACAAGTTGGCGAGTGTCTTTGCACAGATTCAGTACTCAAACCGTCTGTTTTCCACGCTTGGATGGGCGGCAAGGTGCCTCCATTGCCAGATAAGCCTAAAGACGCGCCAAAACCAGTCTATGTGCAAAGTAAGCCTAGGCTGGTGTTTGTGGAGAAGCTTGTAAAAGCTAAGCGCTAAACCGTCTCTGCCACTCCATTAAAACCTGAGTGAGCGGAAGCCCTTCGCCATCTTGTAAGCAACACTTACAAGGTCCAACGGGATCAATGGATAAACAACCCGGTTCGTAATGAACCTTTGGAGAGTTTTTGTGAATACACTTTGCCGTGGATTCAAAGCGATTGACGATAATTTCCCATCCTAAAATCATATCGTAAAGCGAATGCGTGAGCGAACTAAGTCAATACTGCGCGAACCTTCGCAAACCATGCCTCCAGTGCGAGAACCTTTGGAGTTTGAGTTGCCCTCAACCGTTGGGAAAATGCCCTTGGAATTTGGAGGCCCGGTAGCTATGCCTATGTGGGAAAAATTGAAAACAACTAAGTCTCCGCGCTGAATATCTTTACCGCACGGTTTTCGAGTAGATGTGGTGTTATCTTGTGCCAAAGACCACTTCTCAAAGTCAAATGCACCGGCTGTGCGTGGACGCTTAAATCCTGCTGTTTCCTTGACTCCTTCAGCTTTCATAGCCTCGCGAATGCAAAAACAACAAAACGCAGCGCACCACGCCCCATAGTCTTTTTCTTCCAACCAAGTTGCACGCTGGTAATCATCCACACGTTTACCTCGGTTTGATTTTCCGTCTTCTTTTACGCCAACTTCAGCAAGGGTAATTTTGACCAGCGTTTCTGTAAATTTACTCATAATTCTCCATTCCATTTCATCACAATAACCAAGCCCCAAATCGCCAGCGCTATTGCCGTAACTAGCAATCCGGCAAACTCAGGGAGTGAAAATGCGGCGATCATTATGGTAGCACTTTAACAGGCTGTTTTGCTGCGGTTAAACCTTGATTTGCCAAGATTTGAGCGGTTGCGCTATTGATTGCGCCAGCTTTACCGCCCTGAAGATAGCCAACACCGGCTGCTTGCGTGGTCTTAAAAGCGTCAATCTGGACGGTTTGAAGCTGCTCAGGTGTGAGTGCGCAGGATGGAAGTAGGGCGCAAAGAGCGAGGCGGATAGACTTCATAATTTTACAGTTGGCGGTTGTGGTTGTGGTTGTGGTTGTGGTTTTGAGATTAAACGAGAATCGTCATTCCAGGCTTTCCAGCCAACAAGGCGGAGAATTAGCCATCTGAAGTAAGCTGTACGTTTGGGCATTCCTTTTGCTTCACAAATCTCCCTGTAAACGTCATCAGCTTGAGCGCGTGTAACTGGATGAAATTTTCCATTAGCGTCGTAGAATCCGCGATGCTGATAAGCAAAATCGTGTAAGCAGGCCGCTCGCTTTGATGCGCCGAACAAAGGAGCTATTCCCTGCACAGCCTGCGGGATGGATTCTTGAAAAATGAAACCCGAAGGCACATTTACAATTGAATCAAGAACTCCAGAATAGACTCGAAAATCCGCCATCAATTGAAGACAATTTGTCTCCATGCCATCAGTAATGTCACGGGCAAGAAATTCAGTAAGAAATTCGGCTTTGTTCATGCGTAAATAATACGGATGGGCGAGTCCATTTCATCCTCATCAATGAAATCTCCCACAGTTTGGTCGTAAATCTCAACATTTGTTGGACTTGTAAGCGCAACAACGTAGGCATGCGGGCTGTCGCCAGCGGTAAGCGCTGCAAATATAGCTAATCTGCCGGGTAAGCCTTGCGCCATGGCGTTGTCATAGGCTCCAACCAGCACTCTAAAACACTGAATTTCGCAGATTCCACCGCCAAGCGCAGTCTTTTTCCACGGAACCCAAGCCTTATTCGCGATCTTAACAATCTCATCGCGTGAGGTCGTTAGATACACCTCATCGGTTGGAACCAACTTAGTGTTTGCTCCCCATGCGTGCGCAAGCCCAATCTTGAGCTTCATTTCAAGTAGCTCGTTGCGGATAGTGCTACGGGCGGAAGGCTTTGGTTTGGATGTAAAAGGCCACATGGTAATTATGGGAGGAGTTTATCACCTTTTTCCACAAGTCTAGCCCTATTTTTGTGAAGAACGATGGTGATTAATCTTGGCGGCTTCATACACGGTCATCATCAAGGCATTTCTTGTGCTGTGCGTCCATCAGTATATTGCAGCAAGCAACAATGTGAGCCAAATGCGATCTGCCGCTTTCTGGATCATTGTCTTGCTTTTGGTGCCACGCCATCAGGTGGCGCATAATGGCCGATATGTAGGTTGAGGCACAAACTTTGGTTTTGACCCAATTCCACGGCCCGTACTTGGCTGAGCCTAGCCCATGTACCCAAGCGGCCTCCTCAAGCGCAAACGGAGGGAGTAGCCACATCGGGGCTTTCTTACTGCCAGCTTCGCCTTTGGGGTCTGTTGGATGAGTTACGGTATGTAATTTCATCGCAATATTTACAAGATTGGATTGATGAGGCTCAACTTTAATCTCGTTCGCGTTGTGGTTTGCCATAGGTCGTTTGTGTTGGTATCCTATCTAGCGGGAGCTTTTGCTCCAAAAAGATAGGTAAACCTAAGCCGATTTGCAACTTTACGCAAGCAAATGATTATTTTACAACCGTCATGCAGCCCATAAACCCAAGAAGGGTGCCAACTGCGTCTGTAAGGCGGAAGGCTTCGCTGATGACATTGATAATCTTGCCATTAGTGTCCACAAGCCGGTAGTGGAGGTAAAAGTTAGCCTCATTTTCCACCGCTCTATTCCACTCGTCTGCCACTCGTTTACGGTCATCCTCGTGAATACTATTGATCCAACCGTTGCCTAGAAGCTCGTTTTCTTGCCGCCCTAGCATCTTGAGCATGAAGCTGTTGGCGTGAATAGTCCTACCTTCGGAATCGGCTTGCCACAAAGCTCTGTCAATTGCTCGCCATGTGTTTTGACCAAGCGCAACGGCAAGGTTCACCGCAGCTAGAATCATATCTAGCTTCTTATCAATCCCTGAGATTTTGTCTGGCTCTTCCCACATATTACGAAGCTTTCTCACGGGTTTGTGCCAAAGCCATGTAAATATTGCGGCTAAAATTCCTCCAGCGCTACACCATTCGCTGAAAGACCAATGTTCAGGACTCGCCTCTAAATGCAACCTGTCGCCACCTACGCGGGAAGCATGAATGACATCAGCGGGTAGAATTAGAGAGAGTATCATTACAAAGGCGTTTCCTTAATGGCTTTTAGAAGTCGGGATTGCTCGGCAGATTGCTCGATAATCTTTTCAGCGCGTTCTTTGAGTCCAGCTTTCGTAAAAGCGGCAGCTAGGGTGTCCAGCTTCCAGATTTCCGCTTCGATGAGGTCAATATTTTCTTTGATGAATGCTTCTTTTTGGGTCGTGTCCATAAAGATCAATTATACGGGGGCAAGTAGTGCGTCAATCTGTAATTTTACGCTTTCTGGTGCGGCGCTGTACCGTTCTCCAAGCGGAACTAGCTGTTGAATCTGGTAGGAGTTGAAGGCGGAGACATTGGCGTTGGTCTGAGCGCCAACCACAATGTCATTCACATACGCTGGCAAATCCAAATGGACTGGAGATGCGTTGTTGTAGCCGTTAAGCGCGTGATTCCACGCATCAAGAGCATCGTCTGGAAGGGTGACTTGTATATTCATAAAGATTAGGCTTTAAGGCAGATTTTGTAGGCAACGCCATTGATGGTAACGGGCCATGTCGTGTCAGAAACGACAGTTTCAGTAGTGACGTTAGAAACCACAGGGAATGCAATCGCCCCAGCAGTGCTGAAAGTCATTCGAGAACAAAGAGTTCCGGCTGTGCCAGCGCCAGCCGTGTCGTAAGTGCTTAGAATCAACGTTCCACCAGCGGCTCCACGTCCATTACCAGCAGAGATTGTCAAATCAGCGCCAACACCATCGCTGGTAATGCGTGATGCGGCGGTTAGACTCTGATTTGTCACGCCAGCGGCATCTGAGCCCATGCAAAGAGTTGCAGCAGCCTTGCGGGTAAAAAATGCGTCGAGTGGATTTGCTATACTATCAGTAAGACCAATTTGAGATAAAGCTCCAAGAGCATTGGAATAAATAAGCCGATTGCTTGCGTGTCTAAAGTAAGCGGTTGAAGTTGTTCCAACAGTAAGAAAATCCCCGGTTTTTGTGGTTCCGTCAGACGCAATGCTAAACTTCAGGCTTCCAGCCACGCGGAAATCTGCAAAGAATCCAGCAAATCCTGTTGCGGCATTTACGCCAATAGTGGTTCCTGAAGTACTCCAAGTGGTTGCTGCCGTGGCTCCAGACGGCTGAATAAACAAGTGGGGGAAGTTAGTTGTGCCTGTGCCGCCAGTAAGGATTGCGCCAGAAAGTAGAATAGCGGCGGTTGAAGCAGCGCCGTTTGTGCTAAAGGTTTTTGCCGCCGTGAATGTTTGTGCAACGCCGAGCAGGGAGGCGGTTCCTGTGGCTAACACAGAAAAGCCGAAACCTCCTAAGTTTATAACTCCACCACCCTGAATAGACGCGGCTGCATTCCAAGACAAAGTTCCTGTATTTGCAATACCGCTTCCTCCTGAAGCAGCCGGGATAACGGGAAAGGTGCAATAAGTAAGATCGCCGCTGGATGGTTGTCCAAGCGCCTCACCGTTCACTACCAACGAGCCAACGGAATTAACATTGATACCAAGAGCGCTCAGGACCCCCGTTCCGGTTGTGACCGTAGATGGAGCAACACCAGCGCCACCTCCGACAACAATAGCATTAGCAGCCAAAGCCGCAGAGGTTGCCCAAGTTGACGCAGACGAGAAGTAAGGAATGCCGCCAGAAGTTCCCGCAACGGTTAAGGCAGGAGTGGTTGTTGGAGTGGCGACAGAAACAATGCCGCCAGTAAAGCTGACTGCGGTAACTGTGCCGGAACCTCCGCCACCTCCGCCAGACGATGCGGCTTGATAAATAGCGTACAGCAACGTGTCTGTGCTGACTTCGGGCGGAACTGCAAGGGTTTGAATTTGACCGGGCATGAAATTATTGCGTTTGAAGTTGTCCCTGTACAGCCAAGAGCACATTATACCACAGGGTTTTAATGCTCACCATCGGTTCAGGAGTGGTGATGGGGTCATACCCAATCGCGCCGGGGTGATTCTGATTCACAAAGGCGACACGAATGGCGTTAATCAGTCGCGCAAAACTGACTTCAGGTGGAACCGCGAGAGTCTGTGTGGTTCCGGCCATGATGATTATTTGGGTAGAAGACCGGCCTCTTTGGCGCGGCCAACCATGGCTTCCATTTGATCAACGGGTTCTTCCTCAACTTCTTCTTCGACCTCTTCAGCGACTTCATCGCCCAAGGGAGTACCGTCAATTTCGGTGAAGTTGATATTGCCATCCTCGTCAGCAACGAAAGTGCCAACCGCTTGAAAAGGTTGACCGGGCTTGGCATCTGGTGGGAGTTCCCATCCGTCAGGAATAGTGAATGAAAGCATAGTAGTGATTATGGTTAAAGGGGCGGGGCCATGTTACTAACCCCGCCCCGTGAGTCAACCGATTACGAGCAGGCGGTATTCACAACCCAATTCGTTGGGCAGCGACGGAAGCGAAGAACAGCGCCGTATTCAGGAATCACTGGCTGCGCACCGTAGGCGAACTTGCCACGGAAGTAACCAATGTTGCCATCCTTGTTACAGGTGTTGTCGCGGATGTTCAACCAGTTGAAGTTGCCAAGGTAGTCCTGCGGAGAGAACTTGAATTCACCCGCATTGAGGGCTGAATCTGGGATGGCAAACTTCACAACCTGCTTCGTGACGATGTAGCAGTCTTCGTAATCCGCCGTGAAGTAGGCAGGATTGACGTTGGCGGCTTCACCTTGAGAAGTGGCCGGGAGCATGAACGGAACACGAACCCAAGAACCACCAACAAGATTCCAGCGAGCGGCTTCGATGTCGATGGTCATTTTGTAACCATTGAGGCTGTCGAAGGAGCCGGGAGCGTTGTTGAGGCGCTTAACCTGTTCGGAATCCCAACGGACGTTCTGGATAGTGACATCGTTGGTGGCAAGCGTCTGCTGCGCTTCATCCGAAAGGACTAGCGGCAGAAGTGGCTGACCGTATTTGTCAACCGAGAGGCCATTCATGATGTCAGCGCCATTACGAACAAGCGTATAGCGGATGTAGTCAAGCATCTGGCGATTCAGCGTGCCAATCGTACCCGTGCCGAAAGACGAGGCGTTCGGCGTCATGGACGCATCAGCCACATACTTGTTGGAACAGATCGCGGTGAACTGATCGCGACGTTGATTGGCCCAAGTGAAGCGGGCAAGACCACGCAAATTGCGGATCGTGGCAGCAGCCTGTTGAAACACGTCGTGGCTCATACGAGCATCTTCAACGCAGAAGTGAGGGGATTCCACAGCCGCTTCCTGAAGCTGCATAGAGCGACGGGTTGTGGATGGGTAAACGATGACCGTAGGAGGCGCGCAAGAACCGCCGCCGTCGCCTTCACCACCGTCATTGAAGCCGTAGGTTTGGAAGGTTACATCAGCGCCGTAGGGCATCGAACGCTCGTAAACGAGGAAGTTCGGAGTTGCGCCCATGCCGTTAGGCCAGCGGGTCTTAGGGACAACCATGTCGGTTTGCCATGGATTGGAAATCCAGCGCTTTTCGGAAGGATCGTCAACGATTCTGTTGGCCTCGGTTTGTAAGAAATTATTGATGTTAGAGCATGAGCCAGCCATATAGGTAGAGGTAAGAAGTTTTACTAGAGTTTGAACTTGATTCTCAAGGTAAATACCGCACGCATTTTGCGTGACGATGCTTGAGGTGTTCCGCTCCGAGCCTAGAGAGGATAGATTTAAGCTCTTAGTTTCCCGCTTACCTATGGCGAGCCTGCCTTAGCCGGTCGAGTACCGGGTTTATGCTCCTTGTGAGATCATTCTGCACAGGGCGCTATATTTGTCAATAAAATCTTCTGGTATTTTTGCGTGCTTCCGTCTGTTATCAATTCTTTACAGTGGAGTGAGGTTTTTATAGTGAGATAAAGTTAAAAGCTGCTCTTCGGTTTTTGCCGCCGCCAATGGCAGAATATGGTCAATTTCAATTTCTCCCATCAAGTCCCAGCTCATACCATCGGTGAATTGATCTTCGATGTGCTTTTTGAGTGTAGGCCAATCACAACCAAGTGTTTCCTGAGTCGTTGACTTTTTAGAGTACCCTTGATCCTTAATTGCTATTGCGACACGCCTACGCACTCGCTTGGCAAGATTGAATAATGGGTCGGTTCGATACCTCTTCATTTCATTAGTCCTAATTTTCTCTCGATTCTCCTCCCGGTATTTTTTGCCGTACTCATACATGAGTTCGGGATTTTCGGCTTTCCATTGCTTTGTAAAGGCGATGCGCTCATAGCGAAATTTCTCACGACTAGCTTTTGAAATCTCCTTGAATTTCTCTGGATTATTTTCACGCCACTTCTTATTCCGAGCGTTCTCAGTTTCTTTATTGGCCTCATGGAAACGCTTCTTTGCCTCCTTGGATTTCTCCACGCGGGCAAGCGCCTCCTCCGCCGTACACCAATTCTCGTTTCCATTGTTGCCATAAGCCCAGAAAACCAGCCCATCCTCACGCACAAATCCCCTCTTCAACGGGTTCTCGGGCTTGATTCCAGCGGCCCTCTTGCCCTCCAAATACTTGTTATTCCTCTCCTTCGCTTTTGCCAGCTTGTGAGCCAACTGTTCATCAGTCACCCACACTTCGCGGCCATCACCTCAATAGCAGAAGAAAGTTCTACCATCCTCGCGTTTATCACCACGTTTCCGCTTGCTCGCTTGTTGTTCTTCGTTGATACTTTCCATAGCCTCGGTGGATTCTTTCATGTGTTCAGTCTGCTGAGAGTCAGATGGCGTGCGGGGTGTCGTTTCCCTTCACGCCATCGCTACTTTAAGCCAGCGATGAACAGAAATCAATTGATTATGGTTGGAAACAACTTTACGGTTTACCACCATGCAACTCATCAAACTCAACATCGGAATCGTTGAATGCGATTCTCACGCCGTCTGCGAAGCTCATTACGAGAACATGTCCGAAGCAGATCGCCCACCACAGCATGAAATTTACGACCAACTCAAGAAGCTGGAAAATCACACCTTCTTTCGTTGCCAGATTCAGCTAGGCGAGAAAACCGCTCAATTTGAGTCTCCATCAACCAGCGAGGATGGCCGCGCACATCTCGTCTTTGAAACGATTGAGAAAGCGTGGACGAAAATCAGGGGCGAGATTACTCCCACCCCTGAAGAACCGCCGTTGATTGTGTTGGCGAATTAAGCCGCTCTCGCCGCATTCCAACGCGCCATAATCCCTTCAGGGCTGAAGTCAATCGGCCCGTCGCTCTTGTCTTGCTTCTCAGGCGATGCAATGCTTGTAGGTTTAGGCGATGCCGCAACGCGCTTGGCAAGGTTATCTTCAAGTTCTTTAATCCGCGCTTCACGGGCATCAAGGTTTTTGAGCAAATACGGCAGCATAGCGGCAGCTTTAGCCCCAAGCGCTAGACTCGTCGGGTCTTTCTTAATCTCAGCCTTTGCCACGGCCTCCTTGATTTCCGCGTCGTCTTTGAAACGTGGCATCTTTTCCCAAATATTGCGGTCAATGGCTTCAACGGCAGCTTTAATCGAAGCGGCTTCAGTCTCAGCTTTCTTTTTACCTTCCTGTTCCTCGATAAACTTCAATTCACCCTTGGTCTTCTCGGCGCTATCAAGAAGCTGCTGCGATTTGGCAAGCAACTGGCGCGTCTGTCGTGCCGCACTCAGCAGGTCAACCGCATCAAGCTGATTCCAGCCGTCCGTAAGCTCGTTGATCTTCTTGCGCTGCTCTGCCACGTCTTCAATCTGAAGCGCGCTCTTCAGATCATTGGCGTCAATATCATACATCTTCGCAAGCACGTCCATCTGTTCACCAATCTCGGCGGCAGGAGTTAGAATCTCGTTCCGATACGTCTCGCTGTTCTGAACATCGTGAATGGCGCGGAACTTTTCAGCCTCAGTGTACTTGGCTTCAAGCTCGGCAATCTTTTTCTCGTACTGCGAGATGTCCTTGCCTTCAAACTCAGCCAGTTTCTTCTGTGCCTCCTGAAGCGCGATTTCACGCTCTTGGGCCAGCCTTTCCGTAGCTGGCAGCTTTGACTCCTTGAGTTCCTTCAACTCCTGCTTCAACGCAGTCCAAGCATTCTTAGAACTCTCAGTCTTAGGGCCGGGAGGAAGGTCTTCTTCTTCCTTGGCAACGGGTTTCTCAACGGCTTTCTCAACCGACTTTTCCTCCACAGAAGGTTTTTCCTGTGTCTGCTCAACAGGCTTTTCTTCAATGGTTTTCTCCTCTGCCGCTGGTGTCGCTTGCTGCCACCTTGCAAACATGGCCTCCGCTTCGGAGTCCGCGTCAAAGTGTTGCTGTTCTTGCTGTGTGTTATTTGGGTCTTGTTCCATAGGTGGTAGAATTATTGCTGCTCAAAGTAAGATTCGTCGATGTAGTCATACGCAGGCTTTGCCATAATTGACAGGGCTTGCTGTGGACGAGGTGACGCCAGCGCTTTAATCACTCTAATAACCCTGCGCTGTCCGGCTTGAGATGAGTGCATTAATGAGATGGCAATAGGAGCGTTAGCCCCTTGCTCCTTCACAATTTCGGCAAGTGTTCCATCGTGCGGCTCCGCTGCCTCTTCGAGAATGGCAAGCACCTCCTGCCCAATGGGATGTGCCATCATCTCACGAAGCCATTGAATTTTATCAGGGCTTTCAATGAAGTGCTGAGTTCTGGTTTTTGGCGCTGTTTGGACGGGTGGTATCATACGTTTCTACCGCTGGCTACTTGTGCTTGAAGTGCGATGTTTTTACGGGCGATTTCTGCTGCGGATGCGGCATCGGACAAAGCGCGTTTCTGCGCGGCTTCAGCCTGACGTTGCTCTAGCCTCTGTTGGAACTCGGCAGCACGCATATCGAATTTAGCTTTCCATTCAGCAATTTCCCTTTCTGCATCAGATGGCCCCTGCTGCATTGGCTGCCCAGCCGCTTCGGCTTCCATGTTCTGCTGCTTTTGGAGATGCCTTCCACCGTTGGTAATGATTTCGTCGAACTGCTGCAATGCTTGACGGAACATTGGCGCATCTGGCCCTGTATATCCCTCAAGCGTCATCGCTGCATGCTCATACAGCTTCATCATTGGCGGAACAATCTGCGCAAAAAGTTCTGGGTTTTCGCCAGCCTGCTTAAATTGAGCAGCATAGAACGAAAGAGAGTTTGGAATCGGATTATCTGGACTTCCAATGTGGATTTCCAAATGCGCCCGTTTGTTCTCATTTGGGCGAATGATCTGATCATACCCCTGAGATAGCGCGACGTTTTGAGAGTCGGCAATAGCTGTATCAACAGGCAAGCGCTGTTCCGCATTCGGAGGCACAGTAAGCTGATTTGCAATTTCCCAGCCAACGGTTGAACCCGTAAGCAGGCGCACAAGCTGCGATTTGCCAAAGTCATCCAAATACGGATACAGAGGCATCATGTTCTCGAAGGCCAAACGACGTGCGGCAGGGCTACCGGAACCAATCGTGCGGCTAGCCTTCGTATAGCGGAAGTCGATCATGTCGATTGCCTTCTCTGGAATACCGTCTTCAAGGCAAAGTTCGCGGAACTCGGCAACCTGATGGCCTCCCGGCTCGCTGCGCTGGTAGCCTTTGCGCATGAAACGACGCACCACTTGGTTAAACAAGCGGTCTAGCGGCTGCATGAAAAGGTTGATGCCAGTAACGCTAAGCTGCGCGTTTAGCTCAAGCCTGCTCATAGCCTCAAACTTGGACTGTTCACGACCCGTATCGAGCGTCTTGGCGCTGGTGTACTGACCAATGTTGCCAAACACAGTTTGCCGCAGACTTTCCACGGCAGGCTCAATTGAATTGGTGATGTTCGGCGGCTGAACTTGCAGCAAATTCACGCCGGGAGTAACGAGGAAGTTCGCCCCGTATGGCGTAATGCGGAACTGCTCAACCGCTTCCTCGCTCTCGGCTTGGAACATTGGGCCAGCTTGGAACGCTACGTCAATCTTGCGGTTCTCAAGCCGCATAAGCGCTTGGAATGCGTTGTACATGTCAGCACCAAGCCCGCGAATGCCGTGATACAGACCATTCGTGCCAATGCCACGGGTAAAGAAAACAAACGCTTCTTGAACCGATTTGTAGGCGCTCTGCTTGTAGCATAAGAAGTTCTCAGGTTCCGCGTTGGTAATCGGAAACCCGCCTTCCACGAATGCCATGAGGGAAATCGTGCCGTCAAGCTCACGAACCCACATCCAAACAACAGGAATCGTCGGGCCAGTATTGCCCATGATGAGGTCGTTGTTCTTCCAACGGCTTTCCCATTCCATCCAGTTCACCGGATCAATCGTTTGCTCACTCGCGTTTTGTAGTGCAAGTTTGAGCATGGTAATATTCCAACCCTCTTCCTCCGCAACCTCGCCCATCTCAATGTAGCGATAAAGGTCGTTTGGAAGCTCAAACTTCTTCATACATGCGTACTGAATCTCATCCTCACAAGCGCGAGTCTGCCGTGGAATCTTCATGTAGGCCAGATTCGTCACGTCCCACTGCCAATTGTAGCAGTCAGGGAAGTATGCCACGCCTACGCCATGGAGCGTAAAGTAATGAGGAATATATGCGTACATGTAAGGGAACCTAGGCCAGCCACGAATGACGCGGCTAAGATGAAGGCTCATGCGCTGCGAAATATCATCTCGCTCTGACTTTTCGCCGTAACGTGTGCGAATATCAATCAGCGCCTCACTGCCTGAAATTAGGTCGTAGAATGCGGAAAGCGAAGTATCTAAGACAGCTTTAGCATCACCGGGATTGAAGTTGGACATGTAGCCCAATCCTTCCTTGATAAGTTGGTCTTGATCGTAAGGTGGTGAGCCGTCAACCATTGCTTGACATTTAGCCATTTGCTTGTTGGAGGCCAAATCGGCCTGTTGGAGCCGATACCAAAGCGATCTAGCTCCGCCGACATTTTGGATTCGACGTTTAACAGGATCGCCCTTAATGTTTACAACGGGCGGGTAATAAGTGTCAAAAGCGAGAGGAGAGTCAGCCATAATTATGAGAGACTAACCCACTTCGGAATACCAGCAACCACTAATCCGCTTCCAACTTCGTCAATCGCCTTGACAATCTGTTCCGTCGTGACTCCCAACTGTTCAGCAAGTTCTTTGGCGCGGAACTTCTTTGGCAGCTTGGCCTCAACCGCCTGCTTGGCCTTCACAGCAAGGAAAGAAAGCAGCGGGGGCCGGTCATTCGGATTCTGTGAGATTGGCATTGAAATAGGAGCTTGAGCGGCAGCGGAAACCACAGGGTTTGCCACAAACTCGCCAGAAAGCACCAATTTACCAAGCGATCCGTCTTTACAGCCATGAATCACAGCGCTCTCGCCATCCCAAGTTTCTGCGTGAGACGTGCCTTCCGTCACCATTGGCGTATCGTCGCAAATCAAGTTGCCTTGATCTATGCGATAGTTCTGCGTCTGCCAGTTGTGCTGAATCAACGTCGTGTTGTGAGCGAATGGAATAACTTCATCGCGCAAAGCAAGGTCAAAAGGCTCCGGCGCACCGGCCCAAGGCATCACGCGGTCAACGCTGCCAAGTTTGACGGACTTCTTGGCGAAAGATGGATGGTAAATGCCGGTGCCAACCATGTGCGGCGGCCCCATAGCCTGAATCCGCTTGCCTTCGGTGTTCCAAGTCCAGCCACGGGTTGGAACGATCTTGCCCATGAATGCCTTGCCACTGAACGAGAATTCGCGATCCAACTTTGCCAGCCAGTCAGGAGCAACCGGCGTATTATCAGCTTCAAAGAAATACCAAGCGTCACCGGGGTATTTGGCCGAAACATACTTGGCAACCTCGCGGAAGTGACGATTGGAGGCAAGGGGCCAGCCAATGATGCCCAAATCCACTACATGCACCTCAACCGAGGTAAACAGCGCCGTGATTTCAGCCACAAACTTTTTGGCATCGTTTTCAACGTCTCGCGTTGGAACCACAACGGCTTTATAGCCAGCATAGGGGCCAAACTTGGCAAGAACCTTGGACAATGTAGGAAGCAGCTTAGAATCTGCCGAACTGACGGGAATGGTTAGAATCATTGTTCGCGTAGAATGCGGCGAACTTTACGCCAGTCAAATCAATTTTACGCTATAATTGAAATTTACCCACACCAACACTCAAAAGCGGATGATCTTTAAGGCCAGCGGCAAGTAAAGCACGCTTACAGGTGTCAAACTGAGAAAAATTTACCCGGCTAGCAAAGAATCCCGGCGCTGCGTTCACGGTATAGCGAACCACTTCCTCTTTGCACTTCTCCATTTCCCACCCGCTAAGGCGCTTCAATCGCTTGACTGCCACAGCAACAATAGACTCGACAATCATCGTGTCACCGAACTTATAATGCCACCCCCAATTCATGCCAACTTTTGGCACGATATTGATGTCAAAATCCTGCCAGCGTAGGGCTTGCGATGGAATGACAAGTTCACCGCTGCCTTCGATGTCGGGGAGTTTTACGGAGCCGTCAAAGACGTATTGAGCGTTTCCAGCTTGCGGATACACGCAATCAGGAATGACAAGGCTTCCTTCAAGGATGCGCGGATGCTTCAAGCCCTCCGCAATGGTCATGCAAGCTGACTGGTTGCCGATATAGAGACTGCTTCCAGCAATCATCTGCGCAACCTCAAGAAAGTCCTTTGTTAGCTTGTATTCCACGCCGCCAAATGTTTCACAGAAAGCATGATGCTCATGTGGCATGCCTATAAAAATTAAACGACTGCCGTAATGCTCAACAATCTTGCGCCAAGGAAAGAATGGATTGTTATACCTTGGGGAGCGATTGCAAATGATTCTTCCAGCGTATGACATATCAGGATCAACTGTTAGCCACGGCTTACTCATGTCTGGCAATGACTTAATAAAGCCAACGTGAAGAGCATGCTTGGCATGGCAATCAGCCAAGTTGGCTATACGATCAACCCATCCGCCACGGAATCCTTCACTAGCCCATTCAATCGGTTCATCTTTCCATATTTCCACAGCCTTGATGTAAGGCTGTGCTTCGATCAATGGCTTGACAAGATGCGCCCTGCTAACAATGCCTGATGCTCCCCCACCATCGCGTAAATACAGAGTTGTTTTGCCCCCTAAATGCTTGATGGTGGCAAGACTTACAAAACAGTCGCCAGCATCTCCTGTGGAGGAATATGTATGCAGGGCCTCTTCAATTACTGGAGCCTTAACCTGAACCTTTGGCTGCTTTTCGCTGTATTTACCAACATAAATATCCCTCACAAAATTGTGAGTTGTGGTATTTTTATAATCCTCTTCGGTGCAATGGACACCAACCGTTCCAATGTGATATGAGCGCGAGGCCGTTGGAACGATGCAGTGAAGATTATTATTGGGAATCACCCGCAAGCCGATATTCCAGTCCCATCCTGACGGTGTTCCGTCAGGGGCTCCGCTGGAATAGTCCATATCCCACCCATCTTTCAAGAAGCGAGTCCAAGACCACTTAGTCATTCCCCAAATATTTCCGGTAAACTCCTGGGAGCGATGCCAAGTTTCAGGATTAGCGTCTGAGTCTTTACCTACCCATTTTGCACAAACCGCGAGCGTGCGATCATTGACTTGCTTCCTGGTCGCTTCGATAAAGTCCAGCGTATCAGGACTTACAATAAAGTCATCCTCGCCAAGAATGACGAATGATGCCAACTGCTTATCAAAAAGGTTCTCAAACAGCTTCCAAGGGTTTTTCAGCACTCCATACTTTTCAGGATTGACATGCTTGATGACAGGCGTTGGACACTTGGAAGCAAAGTCGTCGATAACTTTGGTGATTTCGTCCAGCTTATCCGAAGGCTCGATGTAAAACTGAACAGACGTAACCAACTCAAGATTCGTTTTTAGCCATGAATCCAGCGTTTGCTTGAGGTAATCAACCCGATTGTAAGCGGTGAAAGCCAGAACGACGTTGTTGCCAACAAGTCGCTTCATAGCATCTTCTCCGTGAGTGTAGCGTTCCTTGGAATTACTGATTTTAGCAACTTCGTCTTCCGCTCCGTATCCTTGAGATGGGTTGGCATGAACCCATCCAAGGTCAATCGTGCCGCTTTCCGTGGCGTCAACGTAGCCCCATGATTTTGCCATGGTTGTAAACCAGTTGTCACAATAGACCGACTTGAAAGAGGGGTGCCAAATATAGCCAACAGTGTCATAAAACTGTTTTGATACGATTGGATGGCAAATTAAATCATCTTTACGATGCTTGTCGCCAACGTGCAAAATGTCAGCGCCGTTGCACATGTAAGACTCAATGATGCCATCCCATCCAGCGGGACAAATCCAGTCATCGTCTAGCACAACAAGTACATCGCCCGTGGCATATTCAGCCGCTTTATTCCACGCAGCACACGCGGTCTTTTGTGGCGAAATCGCCGCATTTGGAAATGCCTCTTTGCAAGCCTCGTCATCCGCATCAACGCAGGTGATGATTTCAATGTTTGCGCGATTATCAGCACGATCTAGCCACAACTTTTGGCATTTCTTGGCCTCTTCAGGGCGGGCAGTAGCGTGCAGGAGAGAAATCTTCATTGAGATAAGTATGCCTTCGTGCCACCAACCGTCAACTTGAATCAAGTCTCTCTCCAAAATGTGATTTGCTTATCACTTGGCCTGAACTGGATATTGTTCTTGCCACACCATTCGCTTAAATTCTCCACGTTTTTAGCGCATGACGCAGGAACGCTGATCCTGTAGCCAGGATCGTTGGATTCTAAACCAAATACGGTAAAAATCAAGCATATTTCTTACGTTTGCGCAGACATCCACACGAAGAAGTTTGGCGCTGGGTCAACCGCTGATACAATACTTCTTTTTCTCCGCCGCACTCGCATTTGCAAAGCCAGATAGAGTTCTTCCACGGATTAGTGCCAACTTGTTTTAGCACGGTTAGTTTTCCAAATTGACGGCCTGAGAGGTTGACACGGGGATTCATGCACCAGCCATAATCCTACTTTACGGTTGTTCAAGTGGATTCTTAAATCGTCTCAGTGCCAAAACTATCACCGGCCTGCGGATGGCGCATACCGTGCCGTAGTGCGAAGTTCTCAATAACCCAGGTTGCGTACGCCACATCGGCAGCGCAGCATTGACCAAAAGCTAAGCGCGTTGATTTACACAGGCCAACGAGCGTTTGTGGCGTTTCACAGATAGAACAGGAGCCGTTTTGAGGTTTGAGTTTGACAAGTGGGTTCATTGCTTAATCAAGACGAATGGTTTTGCCTTTAAAAGGGCCACTAGTCACTGCGCCAGTTACGGTTGATCCAGATGGCGATATGGCTTTAAATCCCGTGCAATATAGATCATCTTCACCCTCCATGAATGGGCGGTACCCTGTAATTTCAATTTCTTTGTAACCAGACTGCTCAAGAACGCGGGTTGCCCCTTTCTCATCTGTACAAGAGCATAAAACAAAACAAGCAATGAGGATTATTTTTTTCATAAGGATTCAACATTACCGCTCAACTTTACGGTTTGCAAGGAGAATGGTGGATGCAGCCGAATTTAGGGCCAGTAGCAAAGTAAATCCTAGCTGCATAATCTTCTTCTAGGCATGCTTCATCTAGGCATGCTTCATCTTCTAAGATTTGCCAAGAAGACGATGCCACTTTGAGATTAACGCACGCCATGCCAAACTTGGTTATAACGCCAGATTCTTTTTGCCAAAAGCGGCATGTGTCGCAGGTGTTCATTGGTTCACACAATCCGCCGCGAAGCGTTTAGCCACTGTGACAAGGCCGCGTGGGGAGTAGCGTTTGCCGTGGAAGTTGCGCGTGTGATGCTGTCCCGCACAGGCAAAGCGCAGGCTTGTGTGGTGGATTTCTTTGGCGTCACCTTGAGCATAGACTTCCACAAGTCCGTGCTTGGTTACGACCACGCCATCAGTCCATCCCTCTTTGCGGACTTCGATGCGGCCAAACCCATTTCCAATGCTGTATGTGTTGTTGGTAGTTTTCATGTGTGAACCCGGCAGTGTTGGACGACGGCGGGAAGTCGTCCTCTGTTTTATTCGGAGCCTGACGCCCGCCGCGCCAGACTTGGTTCGTTCGCTGAACGGATGTCAGCGGCGATGCAGTCAAGGATTTCACTGGCTCGCAGTGCCACAGCTTCGGCACCGCGATTATCTCGGTCGGTCTGGTGCTTTGCGCATTCCAGAAACTGCCGCGATTGGTCCTCAATGAAGGCGAGAACGTCAGCGAACAAGCCTGCTGCTGCCAACGGCTCGGAGATGTCTTGTGGTGTATTCATGATTTTGCGCTCGCCGTCGGCAGAGTGGGGGGGTTCAGTTTTTGTTCCAAGTATTCGAGTTGCTTTGTGAGCTTGCCATGCTCCCAACGTTCCGCCTGCATGATGTCACAGAGGCATCCGAGCAGCATCCCGCCGCCTTTTTCGATGATGACTTCCCCCATGATGAGCATTACTTCTCGACGCGATTTTAGGTGCTTGAGTCTAGCCCTGATGACTGAAATGCGCTTTTCTCTGCGCTCTCTCAGGTAACGACGCCCAAACTGGGCCAGACGATGATACCAAGCCATTCGCAGCGCGGTTTTGGGTGAAGTTGAGTCAGGCGCGCTCATGGCTGAGCATATCTCGGTGTTAAGTCTAAGCTCGTTTGGATTCTTTACAATCGGAAGTTTACGGTAGTCTTCATCTGGCATATCGACGTAGATTCCGATAATTCCGCAGGATTTGAGGTTTTGAACAGAACACGCCTCGGTTTTTTTTGGCTCGCCTTCGATGTAAGTGTATCCAGCGCGACGGGGCCACAATCCTTTAAGTGATTTAGGGTGGTTGGTGATCCAGGTCATGAAATTATACCTCAGTCGTTACCGCGCAGTCATACAAGCCCTCGCCATTTTGTAGGCGTTCTTTGGCGGCTTGGATGAAGATGGCTATGTCGGCGCAGGCTGCGTTGTAAGACTCGTTACGCATACTGCCGCCGCGTGTGCGGCAGATGTAAACAGCGTAATCAAGGGCGTCTGTGGCAGTTGGGGCGTCGTTGTTCATAATTTACTCTTTCTTGTGGGGTTGCAAACATTTGGTATGACTTGGCTTTCATGCGGTCCATCCATTGTCGCCATTCAATCCGGTCTAAAGCCCATTCCTCTTCAGCTATTTGATTGATAATAAGGCGTGCTTTTGCCGAATCTGTAATGCCAGCCAATCGGCGCTCCGCCACTCTGTTAGCATTATCCCTGAACGTGGCTGGGATTTCATGAATCATAAAAGCCTTTGAATTTTGGAGATGATGTTCCGCGAATTGCCGCCTCCCTTAAACGAGAGGCAACCGCCGTTGGGCTGGATGTAATCAGCGCCACTTCCGTCTCGTTAAACAACGCTCTTAACATGGCTGGCGAAAACCTTAGACGGTCTTGCTTCCTTTCTGGAACGGTTGCTTTCTCAACCCTAGCCGAAATGAAATCAATCATGGAGGCTTCGACTTCTGGCGGGAAGTGGGCTGGGATGGGTAGCGTTTGAGCGTCCGCTGCTTCGTTTTGATAAACCTCCTGCCAAGTCATAGATTCTGCCTTTTCCTTCTTCTTTTTACGGTAGTCCTTCATGTAATCCCGCATGTAAGCTTTCTTGTCGATTGGAGGCTTAATATCCCGGTATTTGAAATAGTTCAGCAGGAGGAATCCGCCGCTTACTCGTTGCAGCCTTCTGCCTTCAAATTCATGGTCTTTGGAATTAGGGTCTGGCGACATCAGGCTTCTCAAAGCCAATTTAGCCTCCTCTTCGCTTACATTTGCAGCGGCAGCTATCCTATCCTCGGAAATATGAGCAATGCCATCCATGTCGCACAGGGACATTAGAGAAAGCCAAACAATCCGCGTTGGATATGATTCGCTCCAAATTGAAGACGTAGTGAGGGTGGAGTGAAGTTTGATCCATCTAGGCATTCACCAATGTGTCATCATTGCGTAAAATCGTCAATGTTTTACTTCATTTATTTATACCTGTTTTTTACAGCGTAAGCTTTTCTCTTCTCTGTCTAACAAAAGTTTACGCACCTGCATTGCGCTACAAGCAAGCAAAATCAAGGGTTGCAGCGTTTTTGCTGAGTCGTTTTTGACCACTAGCGTAAAAGTTTACTCAATTCCTCAATTCCCCCAACAAAGGCTGCCCAAGCATCAACCGAAACCTATTCCCACGGTGCATCTTGGAAAGCTCTTGGTGATCCTTTTTGCGGGTGTCTTTCAGGAGGATTTGAGCCTCCTGGGTGGCGTGCGGGTTTTTGAGTGAATCGTCAAGTTCGCGCTGTTGGTTGGTTGTCATTGGCATTTAGGCGTCAGCACATAATCTTGTTGTCATCCCAATACGGGCGAGTTGGCGTTGGACTTAACCAGTGATTAGGCAGGCATGATGATGGAAATGGACACGTTTGATCTTGGCGTGGTTGCTGAAGCAGTGAAGGAAAGATGCCAAGCGCAGACGTAATCTTGGCATGCAAGTCTTTAGCCTCTGCCTCAGTCATCCTGTGCGTTACTCCTTGAATTTCAATTATGACCGTTGCTGTTGGACGAATTATAGAGACTGCGGTTTTAGCTGGCGTATTGAGGGGTGGTTGTTTTTTCATTTGGTTTATAGCTTTTGGATTTCGCGTATGAGTTCGGCGTGGTGACGATTCATTTCGCAACTTGTTGGCATTAGAGCAAATATGGCTAATGCGACTAAGGTTAGGACTGCGAGTAATTGATTTTCCATCCCCAACCTTCGCACAGGGAAGCATAAAGTTCAAGATTCTTTTGGAATTAAAGGAACCGCCATCCACATATCTTCGTAGCCCGAACCCATTCCAACACTCTTATTAACGAAGCTGGTGGAACATCAGCAAAACTAAATACAAAGTCTATTCCCGGCACCACCTTGTAAAGGTTTGGAGCAGTTGGAGGCGGCTTGTCAAATGGTGGCATAAAGTTCACTTGTTCAGGTTCAGCATCCGCCTGCTGCTAAGCGCATCAAACTCCGCACGGGAAAGGCGCATTTCGGGATGGATGCGATTCCAAGTGTCAAAAGCTATGCGGCTGCGCTCCTCGTTATTATCAATGATTGCTTTGGCTGCTGCGGCTAGCAGGATTCCAACGAGAAACATTCCTGCTAGGAAGCTATATGTGAAGTGTTTAAATGTCATAAAGTTCAAATCATATCACTAGCTACAAGAGAGATTCGGCCACCAAGCGATGTTAGCATGCAGTTTAGTATCAGGCGCTCCACAGCTACGGCATTGAACGCCAGACCAACAAGCGGCACCACAGTATTCACACAAGCGATCCGTTGGGCGATGAAATTGGAGATAGAGTTCCTCTACGCTTCTACCCGTTCTTTCTGATTCACTTTCGAGGAAGTTGGCTTGTTGCTCCTTGGTCATGGGCGAAAGATAGATGGATAACCGTAAAGTTCAATAATTAAGTACAAATTTGTGGGGGGCTATACGCACATACAAGCCACTGGTCG